GTGTAGTTACGCTTACTGTACCAAAAGACTGATTAGAATTTATAACAACTGTACCTGAACCAGTAATACCTGTTACAGTTGTAGAATTTTCAAGAATGTGGATACCTGTACCTGCAGTTAAGGCAGTCATTGTACCTGCACCTGCAAGACCTGTAATGTTAGAACCATCACCATACAAATATGTAGCACTAACTACACTTGTTGAAATGTTACCTGCAGTAAGTTTACCACCTACAGACGTAGCACCTGCAACTGTAAGAGTACCAGTACTATTAATATCATTTGATACAGATAACTTACCATCAATATTAGTTGTACCTACAACATCAAGTGTACCACTTACTGATACATTGTTTTCTACTGTAAGAGAAGAACCACTAAATGAACCACCTACAAATGAATTAGCTGATACAGTATTGGCAACTGTTACATCTGTAATACGTCCATAGGCATCTACTGTAAACTGACTTAACCCATAAGTACCTGCAGATACGCTTGTCTGTGTCAGAGCAAATGTAGGATTACCACCAGTACCATTAGCATTTGTAATAGTAACACCTGCAGAGCCTGTAAGTGTACGACCATATTTACTGTCACCTGATTCAACTACAATACCTGTAACAGATGCCGCACCAGTACCTGCATTATTAAGTTGCTCTGCAGTTGCTACAAGTTGTGTACCATTAATTTGAATTGTACCAGTAAGATTAATACCTGACTGTGAAATCTGCAGTGTAGAGTTACGTCCTGCACCATCTTGAATGTAAACAAATTGACCTGAACCTAAACCATTACTGTTTGGGTCGGATGTTTGTAGCAAATTCTTATATGATTCTGCTATAGTCTTTCCAGTTAAATCTGCCATTATATCAAATTCCAATACTTCAAAGTGTTGTTAAATGCAGTGGTTATTTGTAACCAGCCTTGATTTGCACCAGATGTTAAAGAATCTTCTGGCCTAATATCTCTGATCATGGTACGTTCTTCAATACGTGGTGATCTATTTTGTGGATGGTTCTTTAAATCATAAGCACCATCATAATCATAGCTACAAACCATAAGTCCATAGCTATTCTTTTTTAGCTGGTTTAACTTATAACGAAACCCACATACATCACAAATACCAAAAACATTTTTAGTTGTTGCCATTATACCATAACTCGTGGTTTAATAAAAATACTTACACGTTCTCTATCTTCTTCCATAGCACGTGCAAGTCTTTCTTCATACTCTTGTTTTACCATTTGAATACGTGCAGGTTCTACACCAGGACGTTTCATTGACATGTGATATGCAAGACCTGCAGTTAAGCAAGGTAAGAACCTACGAGAAATATCTGCATTCTGTATAGCAGACTTGTCAACATCTTCCATGTAACGTACAGTTTCAAGCTTTACCTGATCTGTAGAATTTTCTGGAATAGGCCATAGATGTACAACAGGATTTCCACGCTGATGTCGAACTGCATATTGTGTTGGACGACCAGTCTGACCCTTGCTTGGAATCTTTAGATACTCTTGCATTGAGATACGTTCTAGTTGTGTGTCAGTGTTATCACGATTGACAACGGCCTCAAGAACGTCAATGGTGGCTGAACCAAGTGCAAATGTTGTAACACTTGTAGCTAGTGTGACAATAGAAGTATTAGCAGTCCATAGCATAACGCCACGGTTCTGCCAATCCTGAAGAAGTAAGTTGATTGATCTACGTGCAGACTTTGGCTCATGTCCAAGTGTTTGCTCACCACCAATCATTTCCATAGCTTCTTGGATTACTTCGTCAATGTCCATGTCAAAATTAAAAGTACCTGAAGTAGCCATTTAGTATAACCTATTCTTTCTCTGCTTTGATTGGACTGTACGCTTTGCGCCACTCTTCTTGCCAGAAATCTTTGTCAATCGTTTCTTCGATCCTGGTTTCATAACTTGTTGTCCAACGCTTCCACGATTGATAGCCATTTTTAATAGAGCCTGTTATGTCCAGAAACACTCTTGGTTGTTTTACGTTTGCCAACTTTACCACCACTTTTTCTATTTACTTTAGTTCTGTTTGTTTCCGTATTCATTGCGTGGTCAGGTTTAGCGTTTCGTTTTCTTTGCGCTTCTTTTTCCATTGCAATTTGTTTATCAGTAATTTCTACAATTCTGTTATATAAATTAGGATCATCACGTCTAGCTCTCAATAACCCTGCGTATCCACCAAGCTGTTTACTTCCTAATTCTTTTGAAGCTTTATTAATAATAGGTGAATATTTTTCATAGAAAGTTTGTGAAATAGATTTAGGCACAGCCATAGGTTTATTAGGCTTTTTATTTTTAGATTCATCTGGCATAGATTTTTCAGACATTTTAATTCCCCTTACGCTTTACCATATTTTTTATGTTTCTGACTTTTAGGAGGAGACTTTTTAGAACCGCCTTTAGTCCACAAAGCTTTGTCAGCCCAGTATGCAGCAGACATTTTACCCTTCGCAATGTTTTTACGATGGCGACTTTTAAATGAACTCCTAGCAGCATCGGAGTAGTTGTGACCCATAGACGAATCGCCAGCATGTATAAGTTTAATTTTGTCACCTTCTTTAGCCAGAACCATAATCTTTTTACCTGGTCTGTCAGATTTTCTAGGCTTATTAAAGCCAGCAAATTTTTTACCACGATACTCAATACCTCCTGATGGTAACCTTTTAACTCCCGGAAACTTACTTTGTGTCATTTCTTTTTCCTATACTTTCTCACCTTTTTAGCGATAGCTTTAGGTTGCTTAACATGTTGCTTTCCAGCTTTGCGTCCTTTTCTTTTAGCTGCCGAAGTCTTTGCATATTCTTTTGCGGATAACGCTTTGATAGCTTTTTCTGGTAGGTAACGCTCACCTGTTGCTTTTGAACCCTGTGTGGATGGTTTACCACTCTTGGTTCTCCACTTTTGTTTTGTCCAAGCTTTTAAGCTCCTCTGTGATTTTGCTAACGCCATTTAACATTCCTTATTATATCACTGTAATCCTTCATACACAAACCAAATAAACGGTAGAAGAAATGATAAAAAGAATACAATCAAACCTATAATAGTAGCATTATATATTAACTGTTCACGTTCTTCTGCTTTTCTTCGTGCTTCTTCTTTTTGTTTCTTTCTAAGTTCACCCTGAATACGTATAATCTCTTGCCACGCATTCATACCATATTGGCCTATAATAAAGTTACGTAATTCGTTTTCCATCTGCTCTGCTTTTTTCTTAGCAGCAAATGTTTCTAATGCTTCCTCTTCTACGCTACCAAACCTACGACCCTTTGCAACATTGTGTTCTTTCTTAACATGGTGAATGGCATTCATCCAACGACCCAAATCACCAGCCATAGATTCAACTTCTTTACCTACTTGAAAGCCTTTCTTAATTGCATTGTAGGCAGTCGTTGCTGCAGCAATTGCTGTAATTGGGTCCATATCTTAGTTCCTTATTTTGATATAGGTTTACATACTGCAGTTATTTTAACTCGT